AAAATCAAACTCTTATGGCAACTACCGAGAAAAATTCGGTAGCTGATTAAAAGCTTGATTAAACAAATATTCACTTGTCAAAGTTCAAACCCCGGAGGGGCGGGCTGTTAATGCCAACCACTTAGCAATAAATAAACAGCCCGTAAACTTTTTTTATTTTTTGTGTTATACTTAGGACAAACCTAAAGTGGTTACGCATAACACATAATTGTTTAAAATCTATCAATGATTTATTGACTTTATAATAATAAATTATTATTAAGTTGTCAAGTATTTATTGTTATTTTTTCAATGGATTTTTGAAAAGGTTTAATAACAAGTCTTTAAGAGATTTATTATAATTTCTTGCTTGTCAAGAAATTATATGATACAGGTACTGTATCAAGTAAAATCAAGAAAAACTAAGCAAAAATGAATTTAAGTACGATTATTGACCGTTTACAATTCTTAACAGGTCAAAAGATTAAACAAGCGGATATTGCGAGAGCACTGAATGTTGATCCGGGTGCAATTACTACACGTATCAAGCGTGGCACCGACCTAAGAGAAACGGAAATACAAAAAATATCAATTTATTTTAGAGTGGACTTTAAAGAGTTATACTCCAATTCGGTGTTGTTTGATGATGACGACAGCTTTGCCGCGGATTATTATCCTGATGTTATGGCAAGTTGCGGCACGGGCGTTTTGGAGCAATCTCAAAACAAAACTCAAATAAGGGTTCCGAAAGCTATACTATTTGAAAAGTTTTCGCAAAATAGCCGATACTCGGTTATAAATGCCCGTGGAAATTCCATGGAACCTACTATTTACGACAAAGACAAGCTTATTATTCAAGAGGAAAATTTTTCACAGATTATAGACAATGCCGTCTATTTGTTTTGCTACAAGGATGAATTTTATATAAAACGGCTTTGTAAAAATATTAATCAAGTTATGATAAAATCCGACAATAACGACTATGAGGAGATTAAACTCGGTGAAAATCAACTTGAAGACTTGCGGGTTGTCGGTCGTGTTGTCGGGTTAATAAGGTATATGTTGTGAAGGTATTATTTTAGGTTGTAAAGGAGAAAAGTATGGGAATATTTGATTTTTGGAAGAAAAAATTAGTTGAAAAGAAAGCAGAAAAAATTGCGGAAAATGCAATTAATTCTATAAAAATAGTAGGCAAAAAAGCAGAAAATAAAAAAACAAGTGTTACATTAGAACCATTAGAAATATATAGCTATGATAAACCACAAATTATGGATTTTGTTACAGATCAGCATTATAGAATGTTATTACAAAGCTGTTATTCTGCTCATTTGTATGGAAGTAGAAAAAAAATAGATTTAACAACCATAATGGGTGTCTATCCTTATGAAAAATACGATTGGGAAACTTTATTAAGAATCGTTTGGATTTATCAAAATTATTGTAAAAATTTACAACAAATGGAAAATGCAGGTATTAAAAAAGTTGAATTAATTTGTGCTGATGATTGTGAATGTTGTAAAAGTTTAAAGAATAAAAAAATACCTATAGGCGAAATAAAAGAATTACCCATGAAAGAATGTCCTTTTGAAGAAAATATTTGCAGAGCAAGATATTGTGCAGTAGCAGATTTTGATTTTGAATAGGAAATAACACTTTTTCTAACGATTTTTGAGAAAAGTTTACATTTTTTTGAGGGAGTTTTAAAGCGCAACCGACCGCCATAAAAGCGGTCGTGTTGAACTGCAATAAATTGCAGCGAGTAAAGTTTAAGAAAGTCACCTTTACGGTGACTTTGCGCAACACGATTTTAGGATATTTCACTTTTGTAAAACATAGCCTTGTTTGCGACTACTTATTATTATAGCATAAAAATTTTAAGGACACTACAAAACGATTTAAAGCGGGGGACAGATTGTCCCCTTGTTCTTACTACCCCTAAAAACAAAACGCGTGTTTTTACATAATTATCATTATCATTACATTTCGTAAAGAAATGTTAAGATGTGTAACCCCTTGTATAGCTTAAACAAAAATAATTGTAACAAACGATTGCAATGTTTTTAAAATAATTCATAATAAAAATATGGTTTGGCTCGGACAACTGCTGAAATTGGGATGTAAGTGCTGACGAGTGGGTATAACCAGGACGCGGTTTGTTTTTTTTATAGAGGTGGAATGTTGAATGGCTGTTTATTCTAACGGAAGATACTTAAGTCCGTATCAGGTGATTTATCTTGATGACACACCTTTAATGCAAGATCAGAAACTTGAAATTGCTTATGATACGTCTATTGGTTTAAAAGTTTGTGAATTTTCGTTTTATAACGTCAAGGAAAATCAACGACAAATCAAACGCCCAAAAGGCAAAAACCGTGAAGATTATATAAAACGTTTAGAAAAGTTTATAACCAAGGCTCAAAATGGTGAATTTTCAATAGAAAAACCCATTAAAAAGACTGGTACAAAGTCAAATATGAACTTTGTGTACGGAGAGAATATAGAGAAAAAAGACAAGATAATTCAAGCCGCAGTTGATTTCAACGGCACACGAAAAGTCGTCAAAGAAATTTGCTTAGTATAAAAGTGTTATGCAAGACTAATTGATTTCTCAAGGGGTGAAACTCCCCTGTTTTTTTTATATGGCTAAAAAGATTGCAAAAGCTGAATCAAGAAAAAAAAAGTTTATTGAACTGGTAGCACAAGGAATTACCCCGTATCAAGCCGCTTTGAAAGCTGGTTACGCTTTGACGACTGCAAAAAATAAAAGTCAAGATATGGTGGAAAAATGGTTACCCGAAATCGATGCGCTAAAACCCATTGTACGAGAGATTGTGAAAGAAGAATTAAAATACGACGTTATAAACTGTTTTAACGAGTTTGAAGAAGTCCGAGAGCTTGCACTAATGCCCGATGAAAAAGGGAATTACAGCAACTTGAGTTCTGCTATCAAGGCGATTGAAAACAAAGGAAAGCTTGTCGGAGCGTTTGAAAAAGACAATGTTCAAAAATCCGGCGGCGGTGTAAATATCACTGTTGCAAGCCAAGAAGAGGCGGACTTGATTAAAGATATTCAAAATGTTAACGCTAACTAATACGTTTTTAAAAAATGCGCAGTGTTATAAAGAAAACAAATACAGATATATCATTAATCAAGGCGGTTCAAGCTCAAGTAAGACATTTTCTGTCTTACAGCTTTTAACGCTAATTGCTTTAGGCAGAAAAGTTACAATAGATATTTGCTCGGAATCTTTCCCGCACTTAAAACGTGGTGTATTGAGAGATTTACCCGTTATATTTGACCAAATGGGCTTAAACTCTGACACAATGCTCAACAAGTCAGATTATTACATAAAATTTCCGACCGGGGCAAGAATAAACTTTATAGCGCTTGACAATCCGGGCAAGGCACGAGGCTCAAGACGTGACATTTTATTTATAAACGAGGCAAACCTTGTGCCGTATGAAACGGCGCAGCAACTTTTTATAAGAACTCACGAAACTATTTTCATTGACTATAACCCAACGCAAGCATTTTGGGCGCACAATGAAATCATTGCCAAACAACCCGATAAGTTCAATTTAATAAAGACAACTTATAAAGACAATCAGTTTTTGCCTCAATCGGAAATTGACGAACTGGAAAGCCGAAGAGGTGACGGAAACAATAACTTTTGGCGTGTTTACGGACTTGGAGAGCTAGGTGTTGCTGAGGGGCTTGTATTTGAGAATGTCACAGCTCGAACAATCGCCGAAGAAGAGCTAAAACGCTTTGACGTTGTTTATCAAGGTATCGACTGGGGATACATTCACCCGTTTGTATTTGCCAAATGTTGTTATGATGACGAAAATAAGAAGTTATATGTCTTTGACGAAATTCATCAAAGCCATTTATCTTTGCCAAAATCAATGGAGCTCGTGAAAGAAAAACAAGAGAGCTACGGTGAAATTATCGCTGATAGCGCAAACCCTCAATCAATCGGCGATTTTTGGGATAACGGATTTTCTATTTATCCCGCAAACAAACCCCCCGGGAGCCGTGACTTTGGCTATCGCTGGTTACAAAGTTTAAATGAAATTGTCATTGATCCTGTGAATTGTCCGAATACTTTGCATGAGTTTTTGACAATGGAATATTTGAAGGACAAAGACGGTAATTATATTAACGATTACCCAAAAATCCACGATGACGGAATCGATGCCGTGCGCTACGCAATGGAGCGCGCAATGCCTTATGGAATAAAATAAATGTTAGAAAAAATTGATAAATTAGTAAAAAATTACATATCAAACGTTGCAAATCAAGTGTTTGATGAAAGACAACCCGAACGTGAAGAGTTTATCGGAAATGCAACGTTGCCGGAAATTGACCGCAACAAATACCTTGCTTTGTCTATTCAAAGGACACATAATGACTTAATTCCGCAAGTGCCGGAAGGTGTGGCAATGGATACCGCTTGTGACATAAAGCAATTTAATAACGTTTATTCTATCTCAAATCCCTTATCGGATATTATTTTTACTCATTTTGCAACGCAAGGCTTTATAGGCTTTCAAGCTTGCGCAATCCTTTGTCAAAATTGGCTGATTAACAAAGCTTGTACTTTGCCCTCAAAAGATGCCATAAGACCTGATTATGACTTATCTTATGTTACAACTGATGATATTGAAGAAGTTGACAAAGATTTTCTTTCAAAAATCAAAGATGAGTCAAACGACCTTAAGGGCTTTAATATCCGTAAAGTTTGCAGAACTTTTTCAGAAAAAAAAAGACAATTCGGACAAGTCCTTTTATATCCGATTGTTGAGGGTGTTGATTACTCTTTGCCGTTTAATCTTGATGCAATTCAAGAAAACTCATACAAAGGTATGGCGGTTGTCGACCCTATTTGGTACGAACCGATTTTGGATGCAGAGAGCGCGTGGAACCCTGCAAGTTTAAGATTCAACAAACCTACATATTTTAGTGTAAAAGGTGCAAACTCTTTAAAATTGCACCATTCTTGGTGCATATTCGGAACAACGGCAGAAGTGCCGGATATATTGAAACCAACTTATTATTGGGGCGGTTTTCCTATTCCTCAACTCATTTATGAGAGAGTTTATGCTGCTGAAAAAACCGCAAATGAAGCACCTATGTTGGCTATGTCTAAACGTTTGACTATTGCCGACATAAACATTAAATCTTATTTAACTAATCAAGAGGCGGTACAAAAGGAATTGACTGCCTTATCTCAAATGCGTGACAACTGGGGTGTTGTAATTAAACGACCCGGCGAAAACATTCAACAAATTGACACGTCTTTGACGGATTTTGACAGTGTTATCATGACACAGTATCAGCTTGTTTCTGCTGCTTCTTGTGTACCTGCAACAAAACTTCTTGAAACTCAACCAAAGGGATTTAACTCAACAGGCGATTATGAGGACGATCAATACAAATTGTTGTTGACTTCAATTCAAGAAGATGATTATGTTCCAATACTTGATTTGCACTATGCTTTATTGAGCAAGTCAAAGTATGGCATTGTACGCGATTATACGGTTAACTTCAAAGAAATAGATGTTCCGACCGAAAAAGAACGCGCTGAAATTAATGGTATAAAGGCTCAAACGCTTTCAACATATCTTCAATCGGGTATAATCACCGAGGAAGAGGCACGCGACAACTTAATCAAAGACCCGGACAGCGGCTTTAACGATATAACAGACGAGCTGCCGGATGAGGATTTGGGCTTTGGGGAAGAAGAAACCGAGGGAGGTAGCGAAACTCCGCAAGACCCTTTTTCAATTGATGAGGAGCCTAAACGCTGGATAACAACAAAGAATGATGTCAAAGTTCCCGTTGGTGAAGGCGAAAATAACAAAAAAGCCTGTGAAGAGTTCTTTGAAGATAAAGAGCAGCACGAAAAGGACATGAAGCATAGTTATGAATCACAAAAAAGTGATTTAGAAACATTGGACATAGACCAAACAGAATATTCAAGTGTTGTTCATGGTATTAATAAAATCTATGAAACAAATAAACACAAAAAACAAATAAAATATTATACAATGGATTTTATCTATAAAGTAGATAACCACGGCTTTAATAATTATAAATTCCGTGATAAAATGATAAATGAAGAAATAGACAGGAATTCATAAATGACTATTAAGTATTCTGAATATAAGCCATTTGAAGATGCTTTATTAAATATTACTGATGATAAAGACGAAATTAAGGCGGAATATCTTTTTGCTCGTACTGATGAAGTACGACAAAAAATTATTAACGGTATCGCGGAGGGTACAATAAAAACGATTGATGATGTCGATGAAATAACTGATAAAATGTCCCCTGCGTATAAAAGTTAACCATGCCTAATATCCATGATATCATTGATTTATGGATATATCGGAATTATTAAAGAAAGAGAATATTCAATATTGGGGGAGATTATTAAAACAATCTTCTAATGGAATTTTGATAATGTTTTTTATTGTATCTGTTTTAATTGCAATTGTTGTTGACACTCGTCTTAGTTTTACATTTCCTGCATATACTTTAATTACAACATTTGTATGTGCCTTTATATTGTCTGTTACAATATATGTAAAAAATCAAGAGAATAAAGCTATAAAAAAGCAGGTAGAACATACTATTCAACAAGAATTTGAGTATGTGCGCCCAATGCTAAATCATTTAACAGAACAAGAAAAGGACTTAATTAAGACTTTAGCAGTCTGTAATTCGATAGAGGTTGCCGATGAAAACAAAGCCATAATGCAACAAATTGCAATGAAAGGTTTTTACAGATACATAACCACAATTAATTATCCGGGTTTACCGTGTGGTTTTGACGTTGTAAAGCCAACACCGATTTTTCAAGAAATTTTGAAAAGATATTTTAAAAATTAAAAAAGAGGAAGCCTAAGCCTCCTCCCCTGAATTACAATTTAATTGCTATCACCAATGCTAAGATTGATAAAATCAAAAATATTATAATTCTCATTGATTACCTCCTATTCTTGATTAAAGAAAGGATTAATCAATACCTATTTCACAAAGAGAATTATAGCATGCAAAACCCATGCCCCGCAAGGGTTTTGGGTGTTTTAATAAGATGAACCAACGCAATATGATAAAAGGCAAGCCGCTGAATTTCAACGTAGGCTTGCAAAAGTGGTATGTAAAGGAGCTTTTAAAACTCGTTGACGACCTTACAAGTGAAGTTTACGAGGTTATAAAACCTTTGTATAAAGATTTGAAATACCAAGTCGAGTTTACGCAGGATAAAGACTGTCACCCTGAATTTATTTCAGGGTCTAATAATAAAAAGATTCTGAAACAAGTTCAGAATGACAGTATGGCACAGGACGAGAGCATTTCAAGCCAAACAAGAATAGCTTTAAACTCATTAAAAGATATATTCGAGAAAAAGTTTAAAGACCGCGGCAAAAAGGTTGCGGGGCGCATGATTCGAAAAACAAACCGCTACGCAAACACAACTTTTCTCAACATGATGAACAATATGTTTAAGGGAGAGGAAGAAGTCAAAAAATCAGGCGGCTTCTTAATGAAAGGCTCTATAATCACACCCGAAAAAGAGGAAGTCATTAAGGCTTTAACTTATGAAAACGTAAGCTTGATTACAAATATTCAAACTCGTTATTTTGAGCAAATCACAGGCGCGGTTATGCGCTCAATATCTTCCGGCTTAGGTGTTACGCATATCGAAGAAGAGCTTTCAAAGTACAAAGGAATGACAAAACGCAGGGCACGCAACGTGGCTCTTGACCAAACCCGAAAAGCTTATAACTCAATCAATTTGAGAAATATGCAAGATGCGGGAATAAAAAAAGCCGAATGGGTTCATTCAGGGGGCGGACAAAAACCGCGTGATTACCATAAAACAAGATGGGATGGGGTAAGCGGAATAAATGACGGACACCCGAACGGTTTAAACGGTTTTATTTTTTCTTTGGACAGACCGCCTGTTATTCAAGAGGCAAAAGGAAAACAAAAAGAAGAGCGGGGCTTTCCCGGTCAACTACCATATTGTCATTGCAGAATGGCAGCAGTAATAGAATTTGATTTAAGTTAAAATAAGGGTTAAAAATGCCAAAAGATGAATGGATAACGGTACACCCGAACGGAAAAGAAAACAAGGGGCGACCTCTATTTGTAGAAGAGGGCGAAAAAGAAGAGGCAAAAAAAAAAAAATTAGCAAAAACTGAAAAAAAAACAAGAAATGAACAAATACAAAAAAAAATTGAAGTAGAAAAAGATAAAAGAATTAAACTTGCTATTCAACAAACAAATTTTTCGGATAAACAAAAACAAGAATTAACACATGAATTAAATCGCTTACATAATTACGAAGTAAAAACAGGCAATGCGGCAGGGATATTAAATTATAATCTGGATATTTTAGAACAGATGAAAGGCAGGACACCTGATGAAGTTATAGCAGAAATAAAACGTCATAACGATTATAAGCGTGATTTTTACGGTTTAGACGATTGGCGAACAACTGAAAATGGTGTTCTTTTCAACCCAAAAAGTGAGAAATGCGATAAAATGCAAGCACAAGACAAAAAAGAAATAGACCATAACGACTTTTGGTACATAAAAGACAATCCCCTATCTAAAGTAGGGGTTTTCCCTTATTTGGGACGGCAAATATCGCCTGAACTTGAACCCGATAAAATATATCAAGTATTAAGACCGGAAGAGGAATTGAACAGTCAAGAAACACTTGACAGTTTTAAATTGGTACCCATAGTTGATGACCATACAATGCTTGGTACAAAACCGGGAATGTTGCCTGCGGAAGAAAAAGGAGTTCACGGTGTAATCGGCGATGATGTTTATTATAAAGACGGCATTATTTACGGCGATTTAAAGATATTTTCAGAAAGTCTTAAAGAAGAAATTGAAAACGGCAAAAAAGAACTTTCAATGGGTTATTTTTGCGATTACGAGATAAAAGACGGGGAGTTTAACGGCGAACCGTATCAAGCTATACAAAGAAATTTAAAAATCAACCACGTTGCCTTGGTTGATGAAGGACGAATGGGGGCAGACGTCCGAGTGATGGACAGGCAAATTACTTTCGACTCAATAAAGGAGATTAAAGACATGACAAAAATGCAAAAACAATCTCTTGGGAAATCCGCACTTGATGAGGATATCGAAGCTATCACAAAAGACGAGTGCAAAACCCAAGACGGAGATGTTGACAAAAGAGCATTAATTGACGAAATCGGCGGAATGCTCAAAGACAAAGTCGACGAGGAACTTTGGCGCACAATCGTAGGAAAACTTGAACAACTTTCTTACAACGATTCAGAAACAGGTGCAAACGATGAAGAAACTGACGTAGAAGAAGAAAAGAAAACTACTGATGAAGAAATTATCGAAGAACCTGCTGCAATTACTGAAGAACCTAAAGAAGATGAAGAACCTGCTGCGGAAGTTACAGTTTCCAACGGTGAAGCAGAGGTTACAGTTTCTTTAGATTCAATGATTAAAGAAATCGGACAACGCGATGCGTTGGTTGAGGCTGTAAGACCTTTAATCGGTGACAACTCAAAATACAAAATGATGTCAACGAAAGAAGTTGCAAAATATGCTTGCGACAAGTTAGATTTAAAAGTTTCTAACGGTCAAGAGGTTTCTGTTTTGCGCGGTTACATTGCAGCTACAAAGAAAAATCAAAACAAAGTTAATTATTCGCTTGATAGTGCTGTTTCTTTTGCACCTAAAAAAGATGCTGCACTTGAAGCTTACATGAAAGGAGGCAACTAATGCCAGTACAAACAACAGTTAATCAATATCAAGTATTAGGTGTACCGGGTGAATTTGCTGACGATTCACCTTCAAGAGTTGCACCTTATTCATGCCTTGCAAACGGTAGCGCACAACCTACAGTTGGCTGCGTTTTTACGCAAGGAACAAACGACAATGAGGCAGTCGTCGGAGGCTCAGGAGCTTACCTGGGTGTCTTGGTTGAACCTAAACAATATGCTAATTTTGCTGACCTTACAGCTACTTTAGCAGTTAAGCCCGGCACAAACGGTGAAATCTGCTCAATGGGTCATATTTTTGTTAAATCTGCTACAGCTTTCGAGCCCGGCTATTTAGCAGAATACGAACCCGCAACAGGTGTAATCAGTGCTATTGAAGATACACTTTCAACAGCTACTGCCGTTCAAATTCCGGCTGCTAAGTTTATTAAAGTTTCAGGTGCTGCTAATTCAGTAGGTATATTAGAACTCGGAGCTTTTGATGTACCGACTGCAACAGCTTATTCGTAGTTTTTTAAATAAGGAGAAAATAAAAAATGGAACAAACTAAAATTAGAAATTATATCTCTCCTTCTAAAGTTCGTCCTTATGAATGGGCTGCAAATACAACAGAGGCAACTTTAGACGGTTTAGGTATCGGTTACAAAAAATCAGCATTAAAAGAAATGCAATCATTCTACGGCATGGATGCAGCAGTTGCAGGTATAACAACTCCTACAGTTCCTACACCCATTCAATTCTTACAACATTGGCTACCCGGTTTTGTTGAAATTGTAACAGCCGCAAAAGAAATTGATTCAATCGTTGGTAGAACAATTGCCGGAAATTGGCATGACGAATGCGTTGTTCAAGGTATCTTGGAAAGAACAGGACAAGCAGTACCTTACGGCGACCATACAGATATTCCGCTTTCTTCTTGGAATACAAACTATGAAATACGCGATATCGTAAGATTTGAAGAAGGTATTCAGGTTGGTGAACTTGAAGAAGCAAGAGCAGGCGCAATGAACATATCTTCTCAAAATGAAAAGAGAGCCGCAGCAGCTGAATCTTTGGCTATTGAACTTAATAATATTGGTTTCTTTGGTTACAACGAAGGCAACAATAGAACTTACGGTTTCTTAAACGATCCTAACTTACCTGCTTATGTTTCAGCAGCAGCAGGTGTTGGCGGTTCAACTACATGGGCTTCTAAAACCTATGATGAAATCGTTGCTGACCTTAGAACTGCTTTTGCAGCTTTAAGAGTTAACACAGGAAACTTATTCAAACCTGAAAGAGATAGAGCAAAACTTGTTCTTTCTGTTTCAGTTATGGAATATCTAAACGTTGAAAACCAATTCGGCAAGTCTGTTTATGATTTTCTTAAACAAAATTATCCGAATGTTACTATTGAATCAGCTGTACAACTAGATGCAGCCGATAGCGGTGCAAACGTAATGTACTTGTTTGCCGAATCTATCAACGGTAAACCGGTTATACACCAATTTGTACAAGACGTGTTCAGATTGATCGGTGTAGAAAAGAAAGCAAAAGTTTTCTTGGAAGATTACTCAAACGCTACAGCCGGTATTATGGTTACTCAACCTATCGGTATTGTTAGATATTCAGGAATTTAATTTATTCAAACATTCCTCTATTAATTAACGAAGTCCTTTCGCCCTGCTTTATGCGGGGCGATTGGATTTTACAAGAAAAAATACGAAAGGAACTTTAAAAATGGCATTTATAACAAGCGCAAGTGCGGCTCCTCATGATTATGTAGTTGAATGGGAGCAAGGTCCGAACAATGTACGCAAACCTAAAAGAACTATTCATATCAACGGTGGCTCTGATGTTATTAATAAAAGAACATTAATTACACCTAGAGGAGTTGTAACCGAGGTTACAGAAAAAGATATCGAAGATTTAAAAAAAGACCCTTTATTTTTATTTCACTTAAACAATGGATTTTTGGAAATATCAGGAACAGAAAAAGAAGCTAATAAAGCTGAAAAAGACCTTGAAAAAGATAAATCATCACAAATAACACCTGATGATTACGAAAATGGCAACGAGAAAAAAGAAATAAGAAAAAGCACAAGAAAACCAAAAGCGAAAAAACAATGAACTGTCCGGACTTAACACCACAAATATTTATAGCGCAATTTCCCGAATTTGAAGGAAATCAATATATTGATACTATGATAGGCAGAGCTTTAAACTGGTTTGACCTTTATGGTTCCAGCCTAAAATGCAAAGAAAAACAATATATTATATTCCTTTTAACCGCTCATTTGCTTTCACAACAAAATGCTCTTGCAAACGGTGATACAACAGGCGGTATTCAAACAGGGGCAAGTATTGACAAAATAAGCGTATCTGTTGCACCTGCACCTTATTCAGATACATTTGAATATTGGCTGAGCGGTTCAAGATACGGACAAGAGCTTTTGGGCTTTTTAGAGTTTAAGACAATAACCCCCGCTTATTTCGGGGGTTCTTTTCAAAGAGTATTGAGATGATAACAAACTTTTGGACAAAAACCACAAACTTTAAATTATTTGGCAAAACATTTTTCTCAAAAGAAGAAATTTGCAACGAGAAGGAATACGAGGGTCAAGTTATAGAGGTTCAAGTACCGGCTGAGTATTATAAATCAGAGTTTGATTTAAAAAAAAATGAAAAGAAAAAGCAATAAAAAAGCATGGGAGGCACTCAAACAGCCTATGTCTGATTATTTAATTCAGGCAGGCTGGTTTGAAACTGCAAAATATGACAACGGTACACCCATTGGCGGTATTGCTGCGGTTCAAAATTATGGTGCTACGATAAATCAAAATATTACTGAAAAGCAAAGAAAATTTTTAATGCTTTTAGGAATATTTTTAAAGAAAACAACTACTACCTTGCATATAGTTATTCCTCCTACTCATTTCATGGAAAATTGCCAAAATAAAAATAAAGAGAAGTGGAAAGAACTTATTAAAAAGGCTTGGGCCGCAGTTTTTCTTGGAAAAATTGAACCCGATAAAGCCATGGAGAAAGTGGGAGGAGTCATTGAAAGAGATTTACTTCGAGAAATTACAGATGGCAACTATCCGCCTGACAAACCGCTTACAGTAAAAGCAAAATTACTTAAATATAAAGACCAAAAAACCGAAGGTGATTTGAACAAACGTTTAAGTGGTAGAGCAATTATGACAAATGCTCTTTCACATAAAGTAGAAAAAATATAGATGTTAACAACAAATTTATTACAAAAAGCACTTAAACTTATTCCGAGTGAATCATTTTACTATGAAAAATTCACAGATGAAACGGCAAACTCTTTAGGCAGAATGGCGCCAACTTATGCTATGCCTGTTTTGGTGCATGGGTCTGTCCAATCCCCAGAAAACTCTTTATATCAACAAATGGGGCTTGATTTGGATAAAAATTATAAAATCTTTTACGGCTCTTTAGATATAAACGGAAACGAAACGCAGACACAACCTGACCGCTTTATATATAAAGGAAAAGTTTTTGAAACAGTCAAAAATACAAATTGGTTTAATTATGACGGCTGGTGCGGAGTTTTGGCAGTAGAGAGAAAAAATGACAATTAAAACTGAAAATCAAATATATAGTGATATCGTTGGTTTTTTAAATACTGCTTTAACTCAATTACCCCTGCGCTATGAAGAGTTACAAGGCTTTGATTTTTCAGAGTGGCAAGTTTTGCAGCTCAAGCAACCAGTTAAGTTAACTGAAATAAAACCGACACTTTATGTCACTTATACAAATACCACACCTCTTGGCTGGACAGGCAGAAAGTATTTAACGTCTGTAAATGGTTTCAGAAAGCAAGAAACGCAGAAAGAGCAATTACAATTTCAATTTTCCGCATTAAAACGCAGAAAAATCACTGATACCGTAAATACTCTTAATTCAAAAGATTTATTGAAATATTTGCGGATTTATATGACAGACATTGAAACAGGTTTAAAACAACTTAAAACTTTAGGATATAGTATTTTCCGCCCGCAAGAAATACAATGTCCTGATTTTTTTGACGATTCAGAAAACTTTGAATTTATGCCGTTTTTTAACGTGACATTCATTTTGGATCAAGCGTTAATCAGCCCTCAAACGAGCATAGATGGTTATACATTAAAGGTAAGGAGTGTTTAACCAACATTCCAGAAAGGAAAAAGAAAAAATGCCTATTTCTCAATCGAAGTACGTTGCTATAACGTCAGGGATAGGCGGAGCAAGTGCGGCATCTCGTAAAGACTTAGGCTTACGGCTTTTTACAAGTAACGCGCTTTTTCCGATTAATACTATTCTTGAGTTCAATTCCTCAACTGATGTAGAAAACTATGCAGGCTCAACATCAACAGAGGCAAAAATTGCAGCGGCTTATTTTGGCTGGGTATCTAAAAGCATTAATTCACCGAGAAAAATCTCTTTTATGGGCGCAAATTTAAACGCAACTGCCCCATTTTTGAGATCTACACAAGAACTTAATGCTTTAGGTACATTTACAGCAATAACAAACGGCTCAATGATAATTTCATTGGGCGATACCACCTATACAGTAAGCTCATTAGACTTTTCCGCAGCTACGTCTTATGCTGATATAGCAACTACACTTGAAACAGCTATTAACGCTAACACCGCCGGCGGTGACGTTTATACAGCGGCTACGGTAGTATATAATGCTGCTACCTCTTCATTTATATTAACAGGCGGCGAAGCAGGACAGACAATCAACTATGCAACAGCGGCAACAAGCGGAACGGACGTTTCTTCCTTAATCGGATGGAGCGAAACAACTGCGCCGATTATATCACAAGGGACAGCAGCAACATCGCTGACTGATATATTAAATACTAGCATTAAGTTATCAGACAATTTCGCCTCTTTTGCTTTTGTTGATTTAGATGTAAACGCCGAGCAAACAAACGAGATTGGTACGTGGGTTGACAATCAAAACTATCAATACATGTACTGCGGTGATGTTGGCGCGAATAATTATAATAATATAATTGCAGTTGCGGCAAACCATCAAGGTATGGCGATTAACTATAATGTTAATTACGGTGACAATTCATCTTTGCCAGCGTACTTAATGCCGGCTACGATTTTTGCAGCGACAGATTACACGCGCATAAACGGTACAGTTAATTATATGTTTCAGCAATTCCCTAACCAAGCTGTAGCGGTTACGACAAACGAATTAGCAAATACGCTTGATCCGTTGCACATTAATTATAACGGTCAAACTCAAAAAGCCGGACAAAAAATCGAGTTCTATCAAGACGGTTACTTAGCAGACGGCACAGATATCGGCGTTTATGCAAACGAAATTTGGCTCAAAGATGCAATGATCACCGAGTTGTTAAATCTTGAGTTGGCTGTTGAAAAAATCCCTGCAAACATTGACGGCATAGGGCAAATCGAGGCTACATTGGAAGGTGTAATAGATGAAGCCTTAGACAATGGCACAATTATGCCGGGCAAGGAGTTAACTAATACTCAAAAAGCATATATTACACAGATAACAGGCGATAACACAGCATGGCAAAGAGTACAACTTAATGGCTATGTTTTAACGGTCGAAATATCGCAGCAGGTTATAAACGGCGCCACAAAATACATTGCGGAATACACACTTGTTTATTCTAAGGGCGACGTGATCCGCAAAGTTGAAGGCAGACACATCTTAATATAGGAGGCTTCAAAAAATGAACGATATTTCAGGAACAGGCTTGAGCATTTTAGTCAGAGCCTCTAAAACATTTCCGCAAGGAATACTTTGTACAAAGTTGCCGGATGATAACGACCCGATGGACTTCCCCGATGTCACTATTGCTGAGTATGGCATGGGCTTAAACGGTGATTTAGTCGTTTGGACAAGCCCGCAGGCTTTACCCTTTAGCCTGTCTTTAATACCCGGTTCAGAAGAAGAGCAAGCAATGGCATTTTTGCTTGAGGCTAACAGAGCTGCTAAAGGCAAAAAACCGGCTAAAGATATTATCACGATTGTTGTTAACTACCCCGACGGACATAAACGTGTTTTAAAAACAGGCAAAATTGTTTCTGGGCCATCCGGCGAAGGTGTTGCCTCCGGCGGAAGGCTTAAGACCCCGACATACGGATTTGTTTTTGAAAATAAAAGCTAAACTCCTTTCTTTCCCCATAAAAAGTCCTTTAAAGTTTGTGAACCATCACGCAGACTTTAAAGGGCAGGGGTGGAAAGGCTTGAATATAAAAAGAGGAGAATAGAAAATGTTAATTAACCCAAAAGAAATTGAAATTGAGTTTGAGGGGGAAGTTTTTAAATTTAATATAGGTAAATTCCCCGCAACAGTAGGCAGAGAGATTATTTCAAAATATCCTGTTTCAAATATACCAAAAATAGGCGATTATGCAGTTTCGGAAGAAACAATGCTCAAACTTATGAGTTATGTAGAAAGAGTGTATGATGATAGAGTTCAGCCTTTGACAAGTCGAACTTTAATCGATAATCATATTCCGAGCTGGGAAGTGTTGATAAAGTTAGAGGCTTTTACAATTGAATACAATTGTTCTTTTTTCAAACTTGGCGAGGTCTTAAATTCCTTGAAAGAGTGGAAAGCCCTTGCCGAACCGAAGAATATAAAAACATTGATGGATTCATTGGTCAGCTTGTCGCAAGCGGAAAAGCCACGCTCCACGAGCTCCAAACGGTCTATTCATTAGAAGACGCCATGGTCATTTGGGAGGCGGAAATTATCCCCAAATACAATGAATACTTAGTAAATGATTATTATGTAAAAAAGGTAAAAAAATAATGTCTTTGTTAGATAGTTTCTTAATGACATTTCAATCAGAGGGGTTAAAAGAAATACCCGAAGACGCAAAAGAGGCGGAAAAAGCCACAGACGACTTTGGAAAAGCTGCCGAAAAGGCAGAGGAAAAAGTAGAAAATTTTAATACTACTGTCAAAAAAAATACCGATAAATTAAAAAGTATAGCCTCACAAACGATAAAAACAATAGCTCCTTTTATTGCATTAGGTAAAGCAATACATGATGCAATGGAATTTGCCGGACAAGCAATTGAAATAGCTGAAGCTGCGCAAAAAGCTGGAATGACATTAGAACAATTTCAGTTACAAGACGGAAACAAATACGCTATCTTTACACATGAAGATGTTATTAATGCCAAAGATTATGAAATGGTTATGCGTGACATTCGCATGGGCACTGCTTCTATTGGAGCAAATATTTCAAGAATGCTATTGCCGGCATTAATTGCTTTAAACAAAATTGTCCGTAATGTTGTTGATTTTTTTGCAGAACATTCAAATCTTATAAAAATTTTAACAGGAATAACAGCAATAGGGGGAGGAGTTTTTGGACTAGTTAAAATTATCCAATTTGTGGCAACGCCCGCTGTTAAACAATTGGGGAAAGCTCTTTGGTCGGCACTTGCTCCAATTTTAGTGCCTGTTTTAGCAATTGGCGCAGCTCTTGCAGGTATTGCATTAATTATTGAGGATTTAATTGTCTGGGTAAATGGTGGAGAAAGCGCGTTTGGGGATTTATGGAACGAAATTTTTGGAGGCGTTGAAGGAGCAAAATCACTTTTTAATGATTTTATAAGCATTTTTAAAGATCTTTGGGAAATTGCACAGCCTATTTTAAAAGGGTTAACAGATTTAATTCTTAAAGGAGTTTATTATGCTTTAAAAGGAGTAGTCCAAGTTTTAGCAGCAGTTGTTAAGGGTATTAAAGCATTAACCGGAAAGTCAGCCGATGTAAACGTAAATGAAAACATTAACGGTTCACACGCAAGCGGTCTTGATTATGTTCCCTTTGATGGTTATGTTGCAGAACTTCATAAAGGTGAAAGAGTTCAAACCGCAGCGGAGGCGCAAGACTGGCGCAGTAGTTTATCTGCTGCAAAAAGAGCGGTACAATTTACCGCTAATTATCCGCTTAATTCAATTCCAAGCGGAGCAATCTCAAACGCTTACAGCAATTCAAACGCTAATCAAAATATTAACATTGGCGATATAACTATTAATACACAAGCAACAGATGCGCAAGGCATAGCGTTTGACCTTGCAAAACATATAAAACAAGCAATGATTTCTTTAGATGACGGAATGTTGGCATAAGCGGATTTTCGGGAGAGTGGAGCGTAGCGGAACTCGTAAGCTGTGCGGACGAGTTGAGCGCAAAAAGGCTTTAGCCTTTTAAAGCGAAACACTAGGGAGCACAAGCCCGAATAATCCAAGACATAATGAGGGAAAATGACACTTTTACAAACAGCTACAAATATAATTTTGCACATATTACAAAAAACGGACTCAAAAAACATTGTTATTGCTAACCCCAAAAATAATAATGAAGTTTTGACAAACGTTCAATATATTGAGGGGCACGGTTCTGACGATTTGAGAATGATGGAACATCCCATCGAAGACGGTAGTATGATTGTGGATCATATTATTGACGATCCAAAAAGTGCCACCGTCAAAATTAAAATTGACGATGAGGACAGTTCATCGCTTAGCGAACTGCAAAATCTGTACAAAAACAGGACACCGCTTGTTTTGAAAATAAAAAATGAAATATACCCAAACTTGTGTATTTCTTCAAAACCTGTTAGTGCAACTGTAGAAAACTTTAATTCAAGTGTCTATGACTTGACTTTTAAAGAGGTACAAGAGGCGCAAACGGTTTACGTCAAAATGAAAGTGCCGGCAGTTAAAAACAAAAAGAATGCAAGCACAATTAAAACCGGTCATAAGGTTGCAAAACCTGCACAAAAATCTGTGCTGTCCAAAATAAAAAAAAGAATAAAAGTTAAATAAAATGCAATATGAAATCGAATTAAACAATTCTTTGCCCAATCAAACGTTCCCCACAACAATTAACAAGGTTGAGATGGAATGTGCAATAAAACTTGCGGGACAAGAGGATAATCAAATAATGCTTTTTGCTTTAAAAGTCGATAACGATTATTTATGTCCTTTTGTGCCGGTTTTTGCAAATCAAGGAGTTATGCCATATCCGTATATGATTTCAGAGGCAGGCGGCAATTTCTTTTTTATAACAGAAAACGGAGAATACCCAAACTATACTAACTTTGGCACAACTTGCAATTTATACTTTATAACCGAGGATGAACTGAATGGATAAGCGTATTTGCTATGTTCAAATACAGACACCATCCGGCGACAAAGAACTTCATAACATTTCAATTAAGGGCAGAATAACACGGAAAATGTCCGAAACAGGTTCAACCGCTCAAATATCTATCGCAAACCTGTCAAGAGAGGACGTTGAGTATTTGACTACTTACACAAGCCCTTATGTCGATCAAAGGAAAAAAAAACGTATAAATGTTTTTGCCGGGTACGAATCAACCGGTGTAGGAATGATTTTTTCGGGTGATATTTATTCGGCGTTGCCGGAGGGCTTGCCCGATACCTGGTTGAATATTGAAGCAAAGACTGAATATTACAACCAGCAAAATATAATTACGATGGCGCAAACAAAAATGAACACAAAAAACCTGGCTGCAATCACGGCTAAGCAGCTAGGTCTTGCGCTTGATTGGCGTTCAAAAAGTCAAAAATTTATAGATTCGTTTAATTTTGCCGGGGCAAAAGCAAAACTGATTAATAAACTTAATCAACTTGATAATTTTATTGTATTTATTGATAACGGCACTTTAAAGGTTGTGGATAAAGAAGAAGAACCGCCCGAAGAAAATAACACCGCAACAACAAGCACCACAAAAAAAGCCGGTTATATAAAATTAATAAGCAAAACAAGCGGCATGATAGGACTTCCACAACCGGATGAGTATGGTGTCAAAGTAAAAGTTTTGCTTGATCCGTCAATGGCTTTGGGTGATTGGTTTAAACTCGAAAGCGAGCGTTTGCCAATCGTTAACGGCTTTTATCAAGTTTATGAAATGGTTTACGACTTTGCAAGTCGCGAATCGCAATATTACATAGAAGTTTCAGGGAAAAATCGGAGAGTATGACGGAATACGCAAAGACTTTGCCGGAGCATAATCCGGCTGATGTTGACAGTTTAGAAGGTTTACTTAACTTTTTAGGCGATAAAATGTCTATGTGGCTTGACTGCTGCCTACCCGGTGTTGTAACGGAATACAACCAAGACACGCGGCGCGCTACTGTTAAGTTACAAATTACGGGTGTAGCAAGCCTGGGGCAGAAAATACCCAAAGAAGCTTATACCGATATACCTGTATTTATGCCGGGTGGCGGCGGTTTTGAAATAAAATACCCTGTTAATGTTGGTGATACAGGGTGGCTTATTGCCTGCGACCGCAATATTTCGCTTTTTAAACAAAATAAAACCGAATCAGCACCAAACGACTACCGAAAACACTGTTTTGAAGATGGCTTTTTTCTTCTTGACAGCATAAACGGAAGCGGTTCAAATGATTTAACTTTAAATGCCAAAGAAAATAACTTAGCACTTAAAACGTCGGCTGATTTGACAATAAACGACATTGTAGGTCTTAACGGTTCTTATACAATTACAAACGGTACCGTTATTACAATTACAAAAGGGATTGTGACAAATATATCATGAAAACAATAGGAACTAATCAAAACAACGATATTTATATTGACTCAAGCGGAAATTTGGCGATTTTGACAGATATAAACGCACTGGCAAATGTTTCAAAAAATGCGATTTTAACGACACAAGGCGAACCGCAATACAATCAAGAAAGCGGAATACCTTATTTTGAAACGATTTTTTGCGATACGCCAAAAATAGACTTGTTTCAAGCCGCTCAAATAAGTACACTGGAAGCTTTTGAAAACGTTAACCGCGTTGAAGAGTATAAGTATTCTCAAGCAAATAATATTTTTTCTTACTCGGTAAAAATTGATACAACCTTTGGAGAGATTGAAATAAATGGCTAGCAATTATATATATCAAAACAACGGTATAATCGTACCGGATACTGCCGATATTAAAGAAACCGTTCAAAACGAATATAAAGAGGCACTGGGCGCGGATTTATCATTGGAAGATTCCACACCGCAAGGGCGATTAATTGATGTTGAAACCGATGCCCGGACTGAAATAATCGAAAACAACGTCTTTATATCTAACAGTATTAACTTTAATCTTGCGTTTGGTATTATTTTAGACGCCTGGGGCGCTAATTTTGACTTATATCGCAGTTCTGCAAAATCATCAATCGTAATGGCTACAATTACAGGTGTTGCAGGAACGGTTATTTCAGCCGGTTCTCAAGCAAGTACACAAGCTGGTGATATATTTTATTTGGAAAATCAAGTTACAATTCCCTCAAGCGGAACAATTAACGCAACATTTTTATCACTTGAAAAAGCTGCAATTCCTTGCCCGGTTGGTTCTTTAACAAAAATTATTGACGGTACTTTAGGGTGGGAAACCATTAATAACTCAACGGCAGCTATTTTAGGCAATTCTCGAGAAGGTGACGAAAGTTTTAAACAACAATTCTACGGATCCGGCTTATTTAGCGGAATGTCTTTAATTGAAGATTACGACAACGCAATAAAGAATGTAGAAAATGTAATAAGTTGTTATGTTCGCGATAACGGTACAAACGCAGCTGTTGTCTATGACGGTGTAACAATTGCGGCGCATAGCGTTTATGCCTGTGTCGATGGCGGTGATAATACAGAAATTGCAACGGCTTTGTTTCAGAGAAAATCAGGCGGGTGTAATTGGACTGCTATTTCCGGACAAAGTGTAACGGTTGATGTCGTTGACCCGACTTATGGCGACCCCTACCAGGTTATATTTAATCGACCTAATGAGATTTTAATTTATGCAGATATAACTTTAAGTGCAGGTACTTCAACTGAAAGTGATTTAGTAACAGCAGTTCAAACCGCTGTTACAAACTATATTAATTCTTTAAAAATTGGTGAGGATGTTAATTTATTATCACTGGCGCAGGCGATTAATACAGCCGTACCGGGAATTGTTTTAACAAGTTTAACAATCGGAACTTCGGCTGGAAGTTTATCATCTTCAAACATCACAATTCATGTTAATGAGGCAGCAAAAACACTGGCTGCAAATATTACGGTAACGGTTAATTAAATTTATGACAGATATTTTTGAATACAATCCGTCAATTGATTTTGAAAAACATATCTTTTGGCAATATAATAACGCGCCGGCAATAAATTCTTTGGTTAATTCAAAACAAAATTGGATTAATGAAAATCAAGTAGTTTTTTGGCAAGACTGGATCGGCAATGTTTTAAATATAGCTACTGCAAATGATTTTGGCTTAGCCATTTGGGGTGCATTGTTAGGAATACCGCGAAATTATATTGTAAACGGTACAAATACAGCTTTGAGCCGTGAGCAGTATCGAAAAGTTATCTTAGCTCGTTTAAAGCTCATCCACATGCGTGGAACTGTGCCGGAAATAAACGCGCTCTTGAAATTTTTATTTTCTGAGTACGGAAAAGCATATGTCATAGACAACTACGATATGACAATGACTTATCGATTTAATTTTAACTTAACGCCGCTGCAAATTGCGGTTTTGCAAACAGTCACACTTCTACCGCGCCCGGCTGGTGTTCAAGTAACGATTGTAGCTTTAGACAATAAAGTCTTTGGTTTTGACGGTTCCGGCGAACCGTTCGACCAAGCCAGATTTGCTAATTATTTAAACTTATAGAAAGGTATTTTAAAATGTTAAGTAGTGAACTTGTCACTCCTCAAGCAATGCCAAGTGTATTCGGGGAGGATATTTTTTCAGCGACATCAACGACTGATTTTGAAATTCCCGATGCGACTTCAACCTCTGCATCTGATACTTGCGTAATGGATAACGGCTTTTTACCGATTACATCCGACCCTTTGCCGCCGGACGGTACAGGTATTGCGCCCGCTCGTAAAAACTTTAATGGTCTTTTTTATTTATCAACAGATCAAAGGGTTTTTCTTCAAAATGGCGGCTATATAACCTATGATGATAATGTTGCAACGGCAATAGGCGGATATCCGCAAGGCGCAATTTTAAACTATTATAACAACGGTGTTTTTGTGCAAGTCCGTTCATTGGTTGACAATAATCAATATAATTTTGTTTCTAATCCTTCATATATCGGCACTTACTGGCAATATGTCTCAGGCGCGCCGGTTGTTATATCAATTTTAGAACAAATTTATCCGGTGGGAGCTATTTATATCGGAACAACATCAACTTGTCCAATGGCGGCTTTGTTCGGTACATGGGAATTGGTTGCGGAAAATCGAGCATTATGGACAGGTAACGGCACAAATGCTAATACGACAATTGCAGCTGGCTTGCCAAATATTACTGGTGGATTTATAGGCGATAATGAAATGGCTGGAACCACATTTGGAGCATTTTATAATGGCGGAACAGTTACTGGAGCAGGTGCTCAAAATGACACCCCTGCATCCCGTATCAGATTTGATGCTTCAAGGTCAATTTCAATTTACGGTAGTTCAAACACAGTACAACCGCCAGCGTATGTAGTTAATGTATGGAGGAGAACCGCATAAAATGTTTAAATATTGTTTTATTATAGATGCAGAAACAGGACTTGTTCAACTTGGAGCTGGCTGCAATGATGAATACTATAAAGAAATAGGTATGAAGCAACGCGATGTTGAACAATCTGAAATCGATAATTTTTGGTATTTAAAGAAAAAATGCCCTCATTATACAGATGAAGAAAAATTCGATATTGCTAAAACCGCAAAGTATGCAGAAAACGACAGCAAGGCAGCACGAAGCCGTTATGGTAAAGAATTTACTTTAATTTTACAAGACAAAGTTTGTGTTTTTGACACAAAAGAAACGACACAAGCCGACTTGTTGACTGCTTTTGCTGTGTGTTCCACAGGTGCAACTTATGACGGTTGGGTGACAAATAACGGTGTTGAAATCGATTTGACTTTTGAAGATGTTGCTGCTATCGCCGCCGAATTTAAGTCAAAATCTAACGTATATGCGCAATGGGCTGTTTATAAAAGAGCAATTGACAGCGCACAAACTATTGAAGAAGTTGAGGGGATAGAAATTAACTATGATTAATACAGTTTATAAAGGCGACGATACAAGGGCTTTTGAAAATACATTCATTACAATAAATCTTGAAAATCCTTTAGGTTATGTTGTTTCAAAAGCAATATTTGTTTGCGGTTGTATTCAAAAGCCGTTTAAAAATCCTGTTTTTCCTCTTGGAATCAATTTAGACAGTCAAGAAACAGCTAAATTAAATTATACAAATGTTTGTTATTTGGTTGTTTTTGATGAAAACGGCTTACAAAAAACTTGTAACGGTACTTTGACTTTTCTTGCACAAAATGGAGTATTAGGACAAAATGACAGAACTTGTTGCTAATTTTACGTTGACTGATAACCCAATAGAGGCTAATTTTAACCTTGCACAAAGTAACATTGACGCGTTGTTTGAAATAAAAGCAGCCGGGGCTACAT